TCCTTCTCATCCTTTGAAAATAAATTCGGTAGTTTTGGAAAATTATCTCCACGATAATTAACCCATATAAACTGTACACAGGGATGATTGTGAATAGTATTGATAATTTGTTTAGTCCATTTACTATACTCATCCTTCATTTCTCTATCTTTACTGAAATAATGGTCTGTATCAGCATAGATATTATCATAATGGTCATTATCATGGTCAAACCCTAATAGGTATATCCGTTCATAATCATCCCAAGTATAATCTCTACATGCAATATGTAATGCGGAAGTTCCTGTTGACCACCCATAAACTTCTTTACCTATATTTTTTATTGTATCTTCCATACTTGGAGAAACCCAGAAAATATAGCTTTGGGGATTTTCTACAGTAACATCAAGTCCAGAAATATATACAAAATATTCTGCATCGAATCTTCGATATGTTTCAATCTCATTTCCATCTAGTCCATGTTTTAAACCATCATAAGATTCTGCAGGAAGTAAATTCCAAGAATTATGTGTAAAATAACACTTACCATCATATCCAGAGTCAATGATATCACACATTATCCCCGCATCAGTAGCACAAATTATATCGGGAGTAAAGTCTCTGTAAATAGCATTACATCCTATAACTGTACCATTTAATTTTGAGAGATCGATATTTTTTCTACTGGGACCATTTCCTAGTACAAAAATATCCTCATTCCCTTGAGCATCAGGTCCTTCATACATTTCACCTCCATTATATACTACTATTTAGTAAGCACAAAAAAAGGGTGGACTAAAAGCCCACCCTTCTGTTCCCGTGTAATCGGAATTACATGAGGTTTGCAACGATAACGTGGCGATAGTAGCGGTTAGCGTTAGCTGTAAGTGAACCATCACCTGCTCCGTTATTTGCGGAACCGGTTTCATTCGCGAAAGGATTCGAAACAAGACCATAACGTGTCTTGAAACCAATCTTAGGCTGAAATGAATTCTCACCAACTGCACGAACCATCTGCAGAGGAACGTAAGGACAGTAGAACAGTCCTGCGTCATATGCGGATGAACCTTTGTAACCAACTGTGAAATAGTTAGTTGCAGAACTTGGTGCATATGGATCAACATAAACTTTGAAACGACCATTCAGAGTTCCAACCATAGTTGAACCTGTATCGTCTGGATCAAAATCATTTCCGGAAGGTGCTCCGGACAGCTGTCCTGCCATTGCTAATGCAGATGCTACATCTGAAGAAGTAATGAGAACATTACCTTTTCCTCTGCGAGTATCTTTAGCAATTGCATTTGCTTCACGTTCAATCTGGAACATCAAGCCTTTGAACTTCTCAACTGACCAACGACCATTAGAGTCCGTATCAAGATCAAAAGTTCCTGCGGATGTAGTGTTATGAGCTGCACCAGTTTTTGCGTTGGTGTAGATAGTTCTCATAACTTCGCGGTTAATCTCTGCCAAAATTTCGTTTGACAAGATGTTTGACAATTCTGTTTCAGCATCCAAGCCGTGAACAGCTTTAAGATCCTGTGCCAATTCCATTGTGTACTCTGCTTTGAGTGCACGTGACTTAGCAGTAACAGTTACTTTGTCGATTGCGAATGCCATCTCTGAAATGGTAACATCAGCTTCTTGTGTCGCTGTTGCGGTACCAGTACCAGTAGTCATACTGGCATGTGCAGGGTTACTGTTAGCAGAATGTGTTCCGCTACCAGAAAAGCTTGTGTCGGCTTCAACAGAGTCTGCTGCTTCAACACCAGCCTGAGATGTGATGTGTGACTTCATAGCAAAGATCAGTCCGGTAGGACCAGTCATTGGTTGAACTCCACAAACATCATAGGCGATGAGATTAGGCATAGCTCTACGAACCAACGAAATTAGAACGGGATCAACAGTATCAATGTTGCCACCGGTCTTGTTCGCGTGAGCCGCTTCCTGGATATTTCCGAACATTCCACCTTCAGACTGTCCTTGCTCTCGCATTGCAGACTCTTGGTTTTCCAAGAGAACTGCGGTCACAGCCTTACGGTAGTTGTCTTTAATCTTAGGAAGGTCTTCATGCTCAAGAACCGGACCCCATTTTTTCTGAAGGTCTTCAGCTAGGTACATTTTTTTCTCCTATAGGTTTAATTAATTTAAGCGACGAATCGCTGATGTATAATGAGACATAGTATCATCGACTTTAACTTCAGATTTCTCTTCTGTCAGTTCGATGGTTTCATCAGTTTCAGTAATTTCTGAAGTGACTGAATCAGTCTTAGGGAAATAACTCTCCTTAAGAACATTCAATTTTTCAATGTATTGCTCTGAGTTTTCAAATTCAATACCCTCTGCCAACTTGGAAATCTTCTCCGAATCAGTATCGGCAAGATCTTTAGTTGCCTCCTTGAGTGCATCTTCTTTTTTAAACTGAGCCAATTCTTTTTGGAGTTCTACTCCACGATTAATCTCTTCATCTAAAGAGCCTTCAAGTTGTTCAACTTTTGTGAATAAGTCGTCAACCATGTCAACTTTCTCTTCAGGGATGTCGATGTAGTGCTCTGTGAACAGAGTTTTGAGTCCGGACATGAAATCTTCAACCAATTCGGAACGAATTCCTCTTTCGATTGCCAATTCATTTTCTTTCATCCACTCTTCAACAACATAAGTGAGATAACCATCAACCTTTTCAGTAAGTTCTTTTTGGAACTCTGCTGAATCAGCTTCTACTTCTTTTGCTTGTTCTTCCATTCTTGCGTTGACTTCATCAACAACTTTTGCATGAACGGCGGCTTCGAAAATTGTCGATGCCTTCTTCTTGAACTCTTCGGAAAGTCCTTCTTCTCCTGCAACTAATGCTTTCATATCATCTTCAACATTAATTGGTGCGATTTCCTCTGGGGAAACAGCTGGAGTACGAACCTCTTCTTTAACTTCTTGATCTTCCTCGATTTGCTCAAGGGAAGTGGAAGCCATAATTTTTTCGTATTGTGCGGAAAGATCACTCTTCAACATACCATTAACTTTATCATAGATGTTTTTCAACATTTGATTCTTAGTTGCTGGTACTTCGAATGAATCACTAATTCCACTTTTTGCACGAGCTTTCATCATTGATTTAGAACGTGCTTTGTCTACTTTGTAGCCAGGACGTGAACGTTTCTTTGCAGATTTTGCGATAGCTTTCTTACCAGCAGCAGACTTACGATATTTTGCTGCAGCCGCTTTTGCTTTCGATGACATTTTCTTTTCTGCAACAGGCTCTTCTTCCTCATCACCTTCTTCTTCAGGTGCTTCTTCTTCACCTTCTTCCTCATCACCTTCTTCTGCGATGAAGTTTTCAGCGATCCAAGCCTCTAAGTCATCTTCTCCTATACCTTCTGATTTGGCATATTCCAAGACTTCTTCGTGAGTAACATCAACGTACTCTTCTTCTACTACTTCTTCGGTATCTGAAGAATCTTCTGCAACAACCTCTTCGGTTTCTGTTACTTCTTCTACAATTTCTTCAGACTCTTGTGCCATAGTTTCTTCAGACATTTAAAATCTCCTAGTCTTTGATAATTAAAGTATATTACTTTATGTTTGTGTAATATTTAGTAAATTTATAAACTAGACATAAACTTGTTAAATAAGCTGATTTGCATCTCATCTAACTGTTTTTGACTAGTAATTTTCATTTCTTTTTCGATTCGGGCAACATGGCGTTCATCTAGAATACCATTATCCCATATCCATTCTTTACCTTCCATAATTCCATTGACAAATGCCGCTGGAGCGGAAGGATCGGCCACAATATCTGCAGCTGTTGCAAGATAGAAATCATCTTGTACATGACTACAATTCTGACCTACAGGCTTTAAGGAGCCCATTCCTCTGGATGAGACACCCAAACGGGCACCCTCATCGATAAGGTTCTTTACAATTTTACCATAAGGCGTATCCATGATCTTTGCTCGACCAACGAAATTGTCTCCATCTGAATTTAATTCTTGTATCATGTGGGAAACTCTTTCAAGATTTACTGTCGGTCCCTCTGGATGTCCTAATTCGCCAAAAGCACGTTTCTGTAAAATGTAATTTTGCTCGTATCTTTTGACTTCTTTTTCTAAAATAGATTTAGGATATAACCGGCCATTACGATTCTTCACATTGGCTTGCATAAATACACCCTCAATGAAGTAATTCTTACCCGTCTTGGTAGCTTCACATATAAATTCTACGTTATCTAATTCTTCGCATATAAGTTTCATATCTCTCCTGTTATGTGAAATTTCCTTTTGCGTAATCCACCCTATAACCCAATGAAGTATTTTCTTCGTATGCTGGGATATCAAAGCCTGGCGCCTGTTTCTTTAATTCCATTATGATTGTATATGAATCACCTGATCCGTGTCCGGTTGTGGAAAATTGAATATCTCCTAAAACTTCAGAGGTATCACCAGTTGCGTTTATTGGTATTCCTGGCCATTCATTTCCAGGCATAGACCAACTACCATTACCACTTAATTCTGCAATATATTTTTCTGCGGTTGATCCATCCCATTCAATAGCAACTTGTAAACCATTCGTAATCCACATTATCTTAGTAACTAATACATTCCATTCTAGGCCTGTCAAGTTACCACTATTTGCTAGTGTTCTAGTATTGGCTCCTGATACTGAACCCGAAATGGCATCTCCATTGGATGATCCTGTATCGATTGAAGTTGCTTTTTTATTTGTATTATCCCATCCAACAACTTCTACTGTAGATGCTCCGGCTGTAAAACCCGTAACAAGAAAAGTTTCTGCTGATCCTACTGTTAATACTTCACCTATCTTAAAATTTGGACTTGCTGCTCCTGATAAGGTCATTGTATGTTTTGCCCAAGCAAGTGTCGATAAATCTACTTTCTTGACATCCGATTCTGATGCATCGGAAAAAAACTTAGCAATATATTTTTTTTCTGTGTCAACTAGTACTTGTGTCTCTGCTGCCATCTTCTACCTCTGAACTTTCCGGCTCTTTCGAGTCTGTCTGCGTTTTAGTTAAAAAAGTTTTAGCGAAATCTTGTTTTTTTCCTTCTAACGATACCATCACTTTTTGTTGGAGTGCATCACCAATAGCGGCCTTTACTCCTGCGGCGTCATCACTTCTAGATAACGATACGATATCACCAATTTGAGTTTCATTAGACATAAGTTTCCTCTATAATTCTATTATATTTATACTATTTATAAATTTTAGTTAGTTATTACTTTCAGAT